CGTGTCACCTCATTTACCTGTCAGGTTAATTTTACTACTCGCATTGCAAATTGTCAATTCATTTTTGTTGCAAAAACAACGAAAATGAGTAAATTTATTCCACCACCGTCAACACAACGCTATTCCCACTATCAATAATCATACGGCTTAATACTACACCGTCAGCGTTTTGCATACGCAGACAGCCGTAAGTAGGTATCCAGCCTTGATAGTCTGCATAAGGATCAGGAAGTCCACTGCCCCCACCGTGAATATCACGAGCGCGCGGGTCGCGTGTAGTGATATAAAAGTTGCCATAAGCCGGACCATATGCACCGTCAGTTACCTCAGCAGTTACACCGGTATAGACACCATTCGGCAAACTTCCCCTGGGGTCACCTGCTGCATTGTAGCCGGGCACGAACGCATCTCGGCACTCCCAGCTATCAATTGTTCTGTACTCTCCGTCCATAGCATAAATACGCTGTTTGCTCCGTTGAAATTGAATTTCTTTTAACATATTCATCCTCCTTTTTCAGTAATACAATAGCCATGCTTAACGCTTCGACCTTTCGCTGTTCTCTATCCCATGTGAGAAAGCGGGGATCCATAGCGTCAAGCATGGCTTGTAATGTTTCTATAGCTTCTTCATTTGTCATGTCAATTTCTTTTTTACTAAATTTACTAAGACGGTCAATTGTTCCACTCCTGCTCCGCTTAAATTCTCAACGATACTAAGCAGTTCTGTTGCTACCAGATAACAGATAACAACTTCTACCGCCCAGCCTTGCTTCCCCAAATGCTGCATCGCTACATCAACAATAGCCGCAGATAAAGCACAGATGAGATATATGAACATTTTACCCAGAAAACGATGTTTCATTACCTCGCTGGATATAGCACCTGCACTGCGCGCCTTTCTGATATTGAGGAACGACTGTACCAGTGTTGGTTTTTCCGTCCCCGCCGACTGTAAATTCTTGTGAGACAGCTCCAGCCATTTTGTGAAACAGTCTAAAAACACAAGCAGTGTAAATGCTATAAACAGTACCGAATGTTTATGCAATATTAATGCTATAACAGCTGCCAGTAGTGCCTTGAATGAAAAGCTACTCCACAATGTTTGAAACGCTCCTACAACAGCATATTGGAATGCGACCATGTCCATTATTCCAGTCCCCCTAATTCAATTTTGTTCAGATCTTCCACACTTTGAGCAGCTTCGATTTTTTCTTTGATCGATCGGTACTGCTCATGCAGTGCATTACTTCTAACCGCGCTTGTTACAAACACGCCCATAATGTCAGCAGCCGTGATTGTCGTTGTTGTATTGTCTGCCATTGCCCAACCTATTGTTGCGCCTTCACCCTGTACCGATAGGGCTTTAAACGCAATATCCAGCCTGTCACGGCTTTTTGTGTCGAAGTCATAGGTGTTGCCCTCGTATTCAACAGGGGCGACCTCTGCGGTATCTCTGTGCATTTTAGCGGCATTGATTAGCAGTTCCTTACAGCGTTCTAACGGTGGGTATGTTTCCACCTTTTCAATACCTAAAGCCAACAGAACATCATCACCTGCACCGACAGGAAAACTTATGTATGGATATGCCTGTTTAAGTTGCGAAAAGCTGTCATAGGTATTACCTTCGTACTTATACTTAACAACCTTCTGTATCATTCGTACCACTCCAATTCAAAAGTAAAATCTAAAGTCGCTGCTGCCATATCAACGCACCGCCTAATCTAATATAATAGCGTCCAGTTCTTCTTTGCTCTGGGCTGCATTTACTTCAGCCTGTTTTATCCAACCATTCTGTTTACAAGTGCCTCTGTGAAGTCCTAGATCAACATTCCACTGCAACAACTGTTCTTTTGTTAAAAAATATACCTGCTTAATATTTGCATTTTCTGGATATCCTCTCATTGGGTATCCATTGGGGAAATTTTCGTTAAACTTTTCAGGCGAAAGATAGATTGTGTTGAGATCGCTAGAAACTGTGTTTTGTGTATCTCTGTCGCTATCATACCTCACAGGGCTACCGGTGCATCGAGAAGTAAAACCGCCAGTAATTTTATCTGCTGTCCATGCATCAACAAGTTTAAGCTTTTGGGCTTTTAATTCTTCTAACGTAAGTTCTGGTTCCGGCTCCGGATCAGGCATTTTTTCCAGTTCCCATGTCTTCCCATTAAATTTTATAATGTGTCCATCTGCGCTTGATGGTGGCTCAATAGTTGTTGCGTGCGGTGGTATAAGCCACACTTCTTTCCCTTGCAGTTCTGTTTCAAGCGGGTCTAAAAACGCTTCTGACATTGCACTATAATATCCGTTCTCGTCATAATAATATAATTTCATCTTTGTTCTCCCCTTAATATTTAATGCAGTAAATTGCAGTCATAGCAGGCGGCTGCACGGTAGTACTTGCACCATAAATGGCGCTGCTACGGGACGCGTCAAAACTTATAAGTTGGCTATTAGACCATGCGCTGCCCTCAGGTCCGCTGCCGTCCTGATTATCGCGTCTAAAAGCACCGTCGAATCTAGCTTGTGACCATTCCAAAGCTGTCGAGAAATGACCAGTAATATTCGGCAGTCCTGCCGCTAGGACTGTGCCTGCCGTGTTACTGCCCTCAATAAATCTATTCATCAAATTCGGTAGATTAAAAGTAGTGCTGTCGTTACCGGTGCCATAAGTAGTGCCAATAGCAGAGAACAACGCCGCATATGTAGATCGAGATACAGCAGCGCCATTACATATTACCCAACCATCTGGTATACTACCATTTCCGGCAAACGGCATTATTATACCAACCGGGATTACGGATATGTCATTTTTATAAGCAAATTCTTTCCACTCGCCCCAGCCATTATCGTTAGCGTAGTAATTGCGAACATATACCCTTACTGCAGAAGGTTTATAGGTTGTAAATACCTGCTTAACAAAATTTGAACCCATTGTAATAATTTCAAGATAAAAAGCATATAAATTAATAGGCATATTAAGACATTGCACTGCAAGTTCACTTTCAGGACAATAATAGACACCTGCTTTTTTGAAATCGTTTAAATCTACAACAGTAGTAATTCTTGTGGAAAGAAGCGACTTTACCTGTACCTCTCCGTCTTTACTTGCCACAACGCCGTTAACACTGCTAATATTCGCCCTAACAGTCCACGTAACAGCACCGTCCGTTACAGTTTCGCCTACGTTTTTGTTGATCAATTGTGGTTCGCTATCGCCGGTAGCTCCGCCTTGTGTACAAACTAAATAGCATCCCTTATTTAAATTTTTGCTATAAACAATATCGCCCGCCACATATTGCTTGCCTTGCTGTAAATAATTGTGGGCAAGATCATTTGCGTTCGCAATAACATTTTTAACCGCTCCACTCAATTCATTAAAATTATTGGGCTTCACAGTTTCGTTAGAGTTCCAACTGTCTTTCAGTAGTGAGCTGTTATAAGTTACTTCTTTCATCAAAAAGCCTCCTTGTATTCTATTTCAAATCTTATTCGAGCATTTTCACCCGATTTTACCGCCAGTGTTGCATCATCAATAACATTTTCCCCTGCATAAATTTTTACGCTTTCTATCAAAATGTTTGCAGTTTCTACTAAAACATCAAATGTTATTCTGCCACCGGAAACATTGAAGTTTAAAAAATCACTTGAATTTACTGTAATTGTATTGTTAATTACAACTTTGGTTATGATCTCCTTTAACTTAGATGCCGAATAATTCAGCGTGAACGGAGTTATTGACGATTGGTTGTTCATTTTAATTTCCCCCAGATAATAAGTAGCAAACGGTTTAGCACCTAGATTCCACGTTCCATCAAGTCTGTAGTTCCATTCTTCTGTTGTATCGTCGGAATAGAACGGTTTAGCACCTAGATTCCACGTTCCATCAAGTCTGTAGTTCCATTTGCCCCAACCAGCTAAATAGCGACTGCTCACACCTACTTTTGGAAGGACCAGCGATCTATAGATATAAATCATATTTGCAGGCTTTACTTTTGCAATGAATGTTTCAAGCTCAAAAAATAAACTAATATTATTAATAAAACTATCAACATAAAGTTCTCGCTTGCCGTAGTCCACCCATGCATTAAAATTACCAGCTCCAAATATCGTTGTAAGCTGCTGTTTTAAATAGTTCAGCGTATACGGCGGAGTTGTTGAAAGCCTTGTTATAACGCGTCGCTTGCGAAATTCCAAGCTATCTGTAGCCGTCGGCATTATGCCAAGAATCTTTTCGTATTGTTCAACACCCTTTTCATCAGCCGTCACAACAAACTGACGAGAAAAAGCAAACTTGGTATCGGTTTCGGCTTCGTCGTAGATAGGCTGTTCAGCATTCATCAGCCCTTCCATTTCTTTGTTTTCCCTATATAGTGAGGGCAAATATTTTTTAAGTAATCGCATTAACAGTCACCGTCCCCAATTTGGGTATTTGCTGTTTAGTTCCGCTTTCTTCAAGCAAAATGTCAGCATTGCCGCCATTTAATGTTACCGACTGCACATTTATAACATTCTCAACGCTAATCACTGCGCCGATAATTCTAGCGATGTAAACGCCGACTTGATATTTATTCAGTGCATCGTTATCGCCCCACTTTTGTTTAACTTCTAAAAAGTATTTTTCGATTGACGCTTGAATAAAAGGCTTTATCTGCTCTCCGCTAACTTCGCTTTTCAGGGTAACGTTTGCTACTATGTTTATAGCAACCTCTTCCGGCGTGGATATTGTAACAGTGTGGTCTATGGGAGCAATGCCGAGCCCCTGCCCGGTTTGTTCTGTAGGGTCAAAGTATTTCTTTATCTGCTGCATAAACTCGCTTGTAGCAGGCTTATATTCGCTGTCGATAACGGATACCTTCACCGTCCCCCCACCATTCCACACCGGGTAAACCTGCACCGCACCAACCCCCGCTATCGCCTGCGCCCATATTTTATAATGAGCAACGTTACCGCCATAAGGCTTATTGCGCAACCATTCAATTGTTCTGTTTCTCAATGCATCGTCTGTTTCGTCGTCTTGCCCAGGGGTTATAATAGTGTCCATGTATGCGCTGCCAAGAGCCGCTATATTGTTGACAGGAAGCATATACCCTGTATAAATATTTCCGACAACCCCAACAGTTTCACATACCGCAACATATTCACCTTTAGCAGTTCGGTGTCTTACAACAAAAAACACCGGGGCGGCTTCGTCCTCGGTGCTTAATCTAATGCCAAGCGGCACATCTACCTTCTGACCTTCACTATCTTTCATGGTAACCTTGCGGTAGGCAGGTGTTGCAAGCTCTCTGTCAATTCCAAAGTCTGCGCAGCGGTTATCAAGAGATTTACCCTTTGCGGTCAAGAGATATGTGTTTTCATAGTATAACTGCAGGTCGGCATATAACTGCGCCAGTGTAGCCATAGAGGGCGCAAGAGCGTCATAAATAATAGACCCTTGTCGTTTGTCGATTTCACTTTCAACAAGGTCAAGAGCCTTTTTCATAAAATATGAGTATGTTTTTACTTTTAGCTCATCAATAATATTAGCCAATCATTTTCACCTCCTGTTCTCCGTTTAATACACCGTCTACTGTTTCCACCGAATACTTTACAAGCAGTCCATCAATATTACTTCCCCTGGTAATTTCTATGTCATTTACCGCAAGTATCCGATCATCGTACAACAGCGCATTTTCAATTGTTGACCCTAAATCAGCTACCACGAAACTTATATCTTTTCCTATATACTGTTCAAGTCCAACTCCGTAATAGTGATCATAAATAACATAGGCGTATTTTTCAGTAAGCATTATTTTTATTATTGCCTGCTTTATTGCTTCGTATCCGTCAACAAAGCCAACTATGCGACCTCGCTGCAAATCAAGATGATAAGTCTTACTTGGCTGCTTTACTACCTTAGTCGCTATTTGTTCAGTTTTTATCCACGTAGGTATCATGCAAAACCCTCCGTATCAATTCGTTCAAGCAAATAGTAAAATTGACCGCCGTTAGATCTAATGCAAACGACCTTATCACCCGGCTTAATTGCTCTGAATTCTTCAATGTCTTCTGTTTCGTAGCCAGTTAAAGGGTTATCGCAGCCTGTATGCTTATGCTTATTAGGGTGAAAGTGACGTTTGCAGAAGTTGCTTACATAAATAAACTTCGAAGGGATAGGCTCTTTCTGTCCCTCAACTTTTATCGAAACAGGATTAACCGTTATAATTTTAGCGAAAACTATTGCCGTCCGTTCCTGCGGTGGAACTTTCCCATCCATAATTATATTTAACAGCTTGTTGCCAATCATTCCGGCATACTCACCTCCATACTGCTTGACACAACGCCATCAGTTATTGATGTATCACAGCTAATAACATATACAGTCTGATCTACCTTGCCGGTTAACGCACTGTTAAACCGTATTCTAAACCCGCTGCCGGCTCTTAATTCCAACAGGCTGTTATATGTTGTTTCATCTGCCACAACAGTTAACTTCATTGTCTGCTCAACACGATTAAGCAAAAACAAAAGATTGTTCGCCCTTTCTGTAATTTGCGCTTCGTTCATTCCTTCGTTAACAACTTCGTAATGCTGCAAGATACCCCATTGCTCAACATTTTTTTCATCATCAGCGACCGTTATTTTAGGAGTTTTTGCGTCTTTGTCGCCCCAAATCAGCTTCACAACGTTGCAAGCTTCATCGATGCTTCTGCTGTGCGTATATTCGCTCATAGCCGAGCTATCGCCTATCACATAGTCAGTTACCAGCTTTCCCATATCGACAAGCTCTAGCGTACCGTAGTTATCTCGAACAACGTAATATTTTTGAGTTTTAACAAGCACATCATCAATAGCATACTGTATTATTTCGTAGATAGTTTTATCATTGTGAATTTTATCGCTGACAATAGTTTCAGAACCAGCAATAACACTGCTTTTTAACTGAAATTTATTGCAGCAGTTTGTGAAAACATCATTGAGCGTTTGCCCGCCGTCGATAATATAAAAATCCTTGTTTTTCAGATAGCGCATTTGGTCATAAGCAGTTACTTTCACATTGTTGTAGCTATCTGTTTCCGTTTTGAACAGATACCCCAAAAACAAGCCTTTGCCGTCTATACCTATGTCAATAACACTACCTTCCGCAAATAGGTTAGACTGGTTCACATCAACGCAAGTAAAGATCAATGTCCCCGGCTGACCATCCAACGCCGTTTTAAACGTAATTTCGCTAATGACTGTTGAGATATCCCAACTTTCTTTTGTTTTTGAATTAGTTAAAACCGCGCTTAGCTTCATAGTGTTTTCTCCACGTTTTTAGGCAGCTTTAGCGTTACGCCAAGTAAAGTCCCTAGTCCATCACCCAGCGCAGGGTTTAAGGCTAATATTTCAAGCCATCGACTACCGTCACCCAAGTATTTACTAGCGACTGCCCACAAAGTATCATCGCTTTTCAAAGGCTGCGTAAGCGACGCAACCGGGTTATTGCCGATAAGGGTATCGACATCAGTCTGTTTGCTTACACCGTCTACAATGTTCCCCTGTGCGTCCCTTTGCAGCTTTGCAATGCCGTACTGCTTATATTCCTTTAGTTCAATGGAAAAATAAATATCATCATGCTCGCCGCCCCTCGTTTCACGCTTTAAGCTTTCAATCGTCATTAGCATTGATATGTTTAAGCGCGTTACAACGAGTTTGAGCGGTTTTTTTGTTTCCTGCAACCGTTTTAGCCAGTTATAAGCTTTCGTTCCCCCAAAGCTGCCCAACGCTCCCATAGCAGGGAAATAACTTTCAAGTGTGCAGGTTCTTAGTTTAGGCAGGCGAAGTAAATTAACCTCGCCTATACCAACTATGTCAGTTGTTTCATTGCTGCCCTCTCTTTCAATGGGTAGCATTTCAGGATTCACCGACAGCGGAACAAAATTACCGTCCGCAACAAAATAAATTAAAACTTCACTAACCATTGTCTGGCACCACCAAGCTACTGTTATAAAGGTCGACAATTCTCGTTTCTACCCTTTCAACAGCTTTATCAATATCCATTGTTTCCCTAATGTCGCCAAAAGACAAGTGAAACACAGGCTGCACAGTTTTGAAGCTAACCTGATATTTTTTCATGGCCAAATCTCTGATGAGCTTTAGGCTTTCATCGTCAATTTTTATCGGGTCTTTAACCTTGCCTACAGATTTAACTTTGTCGACATTGTTATCATTGTTGCCATATTTGTGTGAACCGCTTGTCCCGCTTGATTTTTCAGGGTTCATTATACTTTTTTTGAAGTCATCAAGACGTTTGCCTATATCTTGAGATGTTTCTATACCCCATGCTTTGCCTTCGTCATAGGATTTCCCGATATCTCCATATTCCAATCTAGTGAGCTTCTCAAATTCAGAATGAGTGTATAAGCCGCCGCTTACTTTTTCCAAGCCTTTGCTTACAAAATTGATCCCATCTAGAATGCCATTTATTAGATCAATCCAATAGTTACCGGCCCATTTCGCCATATTAATGAATACTGTTCCAATTCCAGATATAGCGCCACAGACAACACCTGCAATTTCAGGGAATTGCAGCATTACCCCTGCAAGTGCAAACACAATTCCCACTCCAGCAAGTACGGCAAAGTTCGCTGCTGCAAAACCTAGAGCGGCGTTCCACGCTCCTGCTGCCGCCGTGCCGAGCGCAATCCCGGCATTAATCGCGGTCGGGATTAAAGTTATAGCCCAAACAGTACCAACGTATGCACCCGCTGTTGCTAGTTCGTACATATGTCCCGTCAAAGATACCATAACTTTTTCACTTATCTTTCTCAAATACTCTAGGTTCTCACTAATGTTATAAATAGCTCTGCCGGCTACCTGACTTCCCTTTTCAAATACATCGCCAAAGAAATACTTAGCTCTATTTTCCATTGTTTGCATTGCTTGCCCAAATGTTATCGGCATATTTTTAAACTTTTTGTCTATATCGGCCGCTGCGAAAGTGAGTGCTTTTTTAATAATGTCCGCTGTTATTTCGCCATCTCTAGACATTTCTTTCAACTCGCCGCGGCTTTTACCGGTAAATTTGGCGATTGCATTAGCAAGCATAGGTGCGTTTTCACTTATGCTTTTAAATTCGTCGCCCTGCAAACGTCCAGACGCCATAGCCTGCGTTAACTGGTACATACCGGCTTGCACTTCTGAAACACTTGCTCCGCTGACAATAAACGCTTTGTTCATTGTTTCAGCAAATCCAACTATTTCATCAAAGTTTCCGAAAGCGTCAGCGGCATTAAGTCCCAATTTTGCAACAACGGCTGCTGTATCGACATAAGCAGTACGTGAGCGTATAGAAGATAAGTACACTTTTTCCATTAACTCATCAGTTGTTTGCATACCGTCGTTAATGTTGTCAATACGCGCACGCATAGACATAAGACTATCGCCCATGCCAAGAGCCTGCCCCGGTAGTTCTGCAAGCTTTGTTGCAAGATTATTAGCCATATTGCCTATAGCACTACCGAGGGCAATGCTTTTAGTTTTTACGCCGCCCATTTTACCCGCCATGCTATCAAGCATAGCATTTGTTTTTTCCATGCTTTTCTTTAATTCAAGCATATGAGCGTTAATGTCAGCGATAGGCTTGGACATACGGTCGTCGAGAATTATCGAATTGTGAATATCGGCCATAATTCACCGCCTTTACTTGTTTTTAGCGTTTGCTTTCGCCAATTCTCCCAAGCAGGCGATAACAAACGCTTTTTCGTTTTGAGGAAGATTCGCGAAGTCCGACGGTTTCCAGCGCAAATGCAAAACGGCGCCCAAACAAAGCGCCGCTTCGGGATCTTCCTTTATTAGTTTTTTGCAGTTTCAATGCTTTCATTAATATTTTTGTCAAACCCGCTAAGTTTTACAATTTCCTTGAACAGTTCTTCCTGCTCTCCGGCAAGCAAGCATTTCTCAATAACCTCTTCCGGAGTGTTAGCTCCGACCTTCTCCATGAGCGTTGCGTCGTTTAATGCCGGTTCTAAGACGCAATTTAAGATTACGAGCTTAGCAAATTTTGTTGCAGAATAAACACCTTTAATAGTAGCCCTCTGTGATAATTCTTCACGTTCCTGATTGCCTATAACCTTAATTTTAAATTTACCGGGAATGCGTTTAGACACGGCTACTTCCGCGGTCAGGTTATCAACAACGTTTCCTGCTAAAAAGTCAGTTAATTTGCTCATTAGATCACCTCATCAAATTTTTTCAATATTTTTGCATAGCGGAAATTAAAGGGTATATCTTCGGTTAATGCACCGACAGAGTTATCAAGCATACCGAAAGACGACTTAGTAATAGTAATACCCTCGATCATGATCTCTTGCCTGCCCGCCTTGCTCGCCGGGTCCTCGTTTACTACTACGGCCTTAAACTGTGGCATTTTTCCCGTCTTGTAATAATCAAGAATAATATCGCGGTATTTGCTTGAAACATAATACCCGCTGAAAGTACCAGTACCTTTAATACCGTGTACTTTGGTTTCAGTATGCCGAACCCCTATAGGCTTAATTTCAGTTGTATCAAGCTCAATATCAGCGGTAAATTTGGTAAGGTCAAAAAGCTCGTACACCTTGTTATCAATGGTGGCCATTACTTTACCTTCTCGGCCGCTGATGGTATCCTCACCCAGAATATATTTTTCCATTTGTTATCCCCCCTTATGCCAAAACTTCAATATCCATATAAAGAATTTCCATTGCGTCCAATATCGGCAGCTGATTAACACTCGCTCTTACCGCATCGACATTTACACCACGTTCTACGATAGTATTTTCAACAGGATCATAAGACGCTTCGACGGTTTCAAGCCGTTGTAATTCGGTAATATAGGCAACTACATCAGCCTTGAAAATAGCCCTACCCCTATTGTTATTTGTTACCTTGCCGATGTAGTTGTTTTCCCAAACAGACCGGATAGACATTCTCATTTCGTCCATAACTCGGATTGCCCTGTTTTTGCTGAAAACATAACCTTTTTCCGGCTCAAACAGGTGATAGGTATTAATGTCTTTTTCGACTACGATATTACCGTCCTGACGTGTGCTGAAAAGGAATTTCCCTAATTTCAGCTTCTCTTTAATAACGCTGTCTTTGTGTTCCGGAGCAAAGCCGATTGCACCTTCGACAACTTTATATGTGTTAGACTGGTTAATCTGCGCACCTGCTGTAATACCTGCGACCCATGCCGGGACCATTTCTTTTGGTACTGTTTCATTTGCAAAAATAAGGCTTTGCTCACTTGCAATAACCCCTTCATAGTTGTAAGTGCTTGCGTCCTCATAAATGCAAAGCTGCACCCCTCGGCCTTCGTCCTCTCGCTGATTTTCAATAAAAGTTTTGGCCAAAGCATTAATTGTGCTGCCATCGGTTATAATGGCCATGGTTTGCCATTTTGCAACTTCGAGCAGTTCAAAATATTTCGGATAAGCAGCAGAAGCACTGACAGTACCATCAGAGCCAGAAGTCAGGGTAACACCTGCTGCTTCTTTAAGTTGCCCGCTATCCGTTGTTACATCAATGTAATCGTTGGATTGCACCTCATCTTTGCTTTTTACCTCTTGGCTGTGGACGAGAACCCCATCCCAGAACGTCAAGAAGTTATACTTAGTAGTATCTACCTTGTTTTTATTAATTTGAACTGTAATCTTATTACCAGCCTTACCGGGGTATTTCGCAGTAACAGCGAAGCCGCTGATCGTTCCGCTCGCTTGAACGCCGCCACTGTCAAGTCGATAAAAAAGACACCTGTAACAATTAGATAAAATTAATCTTGCGACTAAACTATCTGCGGTATCTGCTGCCGTAAATCCTAGCTTTGCTCTGCTATCGCCGTTCAGCAACTCGCTGCTTTCTACGTCTATCAGGACATCAGAAGGACCCCACGAAAGCGGCAATGCTACTGTTGCTATACCTCTATCACCAACCGTCAGCAACGGCTTAGCTACCTGCCTAAAATTGATGTATGCGCCCGGTCTGACTTTATTTTGGCTTAACCATACGCCACCTGCCATATTATCACTCCTTACGTTATTTTCAGGTCAAGCTGCATTTGCAATGCTTCTGCAACTTCTTTTTTTACCCTGATGTAATATTTACCAATAAATTCTAAATTACCATCGTTTTTTTCGGCATAACTGTCTTTCTCCAGCCGCATCAGTCCACCGTCTATTGGCACTAAATCAAGCGCAGACGGAAGGTCAATCGCCATTTGGTCTAAAACGCTATTGATGTTTTTTACCGTTGCGGGTTCTGCAGCATGGCGGTATGTGATGTGTGTAAGAAAAAACAAATACCACCTGTCAGCATTATCCCTTTCAACCGATATACTTGCGTTGTTTATATAAAATGCAGGATAGACAGGCTTAGCAGCCTTTTCCTTGTACCACTTGACGCCGAATTCATCAAACAGTGTCTTGCCGATAGCGTCTTTGTATAAATCTGCCGTAATCAGCCAAATCGCCCCCTAATCAACGAAAAACCTTTTTAGCTCCCGCTTGTATTTCCTTTCTACCGTTTTAAGCCCCTTGTTAAGCGGAACTGTATTCATGTAGAATGGCTTTATTTTTTTAGTGCCGAATTCGATGTATGATGCATAGTCCTGCGGATTGCTAAAGGTAATTTTGTGTTCATGACCTTTTTGGCTGTAGGTCATTTCCCAACTATTACGAAGCGCGCCTGTATCAACAGGTGTTCTCCGCTTTGTTTTGGCAAGTATAGCCGCACCTTCTTTTTTGAGAACCTTTTCAGCTACTTCTGAACGAATTTTTGACTTGCGTTCGAAATCGCTTTGAAACCTTGCAAACTCTGAAAAATCAAACATCTTTTCGCACCTGTAGATAAAAATTACTGCGCCCTGGATATGCACTCAACATACCAACAAAACCATTGATTTCAGCGAACGCAACGCCGTTTGACTTTCTGCGCAGCTTTACATAGTCGCCGTTTTTAACGTCAACGCCAGCAGGAAAATCAACCCTGATCAACTGTGTAACTGGCATTGTACCAGCGGTTACAGTGTCCGGCCTATCATTGATCTTGTAAGAAATATGACACGGCTGCTTTTCAACTACCATTGCAGTCGCTTCTGTAACTTCCCCAGTGTTGGGGTTTTCGCTGACGGTGTCGCGCCAAACGTCCATCTCATCAGTATCAAATATTTTCATTTTTTCGCCAATGATAGAAAAATCAACAACCATGCCACACCTCGCTAAAACATTACCCTGAAAGCGTGCAAGTCGCTAAGGGCAGAGTTAAATACATTATTTGTAATTTCCGCAAACTTAAAACTTCGATCAGCTTCTTTGATCTCTGATACTTTCGACTGTTCGGAGTACACATTTACGACCATTCTTGCTATTGCCGGCTCTAGTTCGACCGGGATTGCCCTAATGTTGCAGTAGTTCTTCGCTCGCTGGCTCATTTCATCAATTAAGGCATTTAAAAAAGCGTCTTGGGTATCAGTAGTGACACCCAACAACGCTTTTACTCTCTCAAGAATGCTCATTTAACGTCCTTTGCAGCTTCGGTTTTAGAACCAGTCTTTACCGCTGCTTTTGGCTTAACGTCCTTTGCAGCTTCGGTATAGCCAGCTTGTTTTAACCGGTCCGCATCAAATTCGCTATTCACAACAATCGTGATACCGTCTTTTTTTAATTCCATAGTTACCTCCGTTATGCCTGTGCGTGCAGGTAAATACCTTTAGCTTTGTTATCGTAAACAAAAGCGTCATGATAAAGTCTGAATTGGAATTTCCATGCGTCTTTATCCTGATTTTCTTCCGGGGTAAAGATTTTAGGAAGAGCAAATTTAACGACCTGCAGCACTGCCGGTTTATGAATAATCATAAAGTTAATTGCCTTGCCTGTGGTATCTGTGGGTTTAAAACCGTTTTCGGAAGAACCATCATTAAGAGTAATGCCAGTATAGAAGCGACCAGGAACAACCCAATTAATCGGCATATCGTTATAGCCGCTCAAAATTGTGTTTACAGTTCCGTCACTACCCCACTGACGAGCTAAAGCAGAATTAAGCATCGGCTGAAGCGCAGTACTGATATTCAACACACGTTCAGTACGCGGGACTTCCGCTTCATCCATTTTTGCTACTGCATCATCAATCGCTCCAATAATTGTTTCTTTAGTCAAAGTAGCAGGACTTGCTTTTAAAATACCGCTTGCACTTGCGTATTTAGCAAAGCGATAAGCATCAAGCTCCGGCACAACATGCTCACGCTGGTAGCCACCGACAACAGCGCCAAAGGTCATTCCAAGTGTTTCCTCATCATCCATGCGGTCGACTGAAAACTCTCTGCCGCGCTCAATTGTCAGCTTCATGGTTTCCCATGCTGCTGTAACTGTTGCTTTAGGATAGCCTGTATCGCGGGAGTAGTTACCCAACCCAACAGTACCGACTTTCAACACTTTAATTTCGTTTACACCCGTAAAAGCATTGGTCATAACTCTAGCGTCAAACACGCTAGTAGCTGCGCCTTTTTTATAGATTTCGTCAAGAATAGGTAAAAATTTGTTTGCTAATGCAATGTTGTTTGCCATTGTTTAATCACTCTCCATTTTTATTTTTGTTATTCCAACCCTGCGCCCATTCTAATAGCCGCAAGTTCCGCATCACCGTTCTTATCATCTTGGTTACCAGGTGAGTGCGGTTTCATTCCGTCAGGCTTTTGCGCTGCCGAAAAAAGGTAATCATGAGACGTTTTGATTTTTTCGAGTTGTTCGCTCAAACCGCTAATATTTTCCCCGTCTACCTTTACAGCATTGCTGTCAAGCAAAGCTTTAACCAGTTTCGCATCTTTCGCGCCACTGCCTGCCAGTGCAACATCAATAGCTGCATTTTTTCGTAGTTCGGCAATATCCTGATTGTATTTTTCCTCGCTTGCCTTTACAGCAGCCTGCAGTGCCTTAACGTCAATACCTTCAAACCCTTTCAGTTGCTCCTGTAAAGCTTTGGCGGCGTCTTTCGCCGTTTGCAGTTCTTTAACATGATTTTCTTTCAAACCATCAATTTCGGCTTTTGATTTGTAGTTTTCTCTGAAATATTTGTTGAAGTCCTCCTTTTTTTCTGCCGGAATATCAAACCCCAGCTCTTTTAATTTTTCCAAAATATCCATTGTTAAACCCTCCATACTTTTTTATACAGGTCAGTACCTGTCAGATTAGCGGTTATAGTCCCGCCGGACTGAAAATAAAAACACCCTTTTGGGTGGCTTTAACTTAAATATTTTTCTGCATATTCTTTATAAGTCATATTTTCAGGCACATAAAAGTATTTCCCGTTTTTATCCTTTGCAAGCCGTTCGCCCCGATCATCAACCATCGGTACAGTTGTAGATCTACAATTAGGGTGCATAGGCGGGGCGTTTATCCCCTGTCGCTTGTCTTTCAGCGCGAAGTCTTTACCGTCTAAATCTCGGCATATTTCACTGGTCTTAAAGTCAAGTACGGCCGTATACACATACCTTTCAATGTCGTTGTCTTCCATAGCTTGAAAATTGGCATCGTTTAAAACGTGTGATACTTCTGTTCTCGCCAGCCGTAATGCGTTTTTATAGCCTGCGCCTGTGCGCTTATTTATCATGGTAGCTATCTCTTTAGGATTTCTCCCCAAAATAAGCCCGCTGGGGATATCTTTTTGCAATGCTTTCGAAACACTTTCCGCATTATCGGCGGACCGAGTTTTGAAATTACCATCCAGCCAGCGGCTATCAATTGCCCTTTTAATTGCGTCAATTTTAGGTTTGCTAATAACTCTTGTGCGTCCGCTTTCAATTGCCGAATTGTAAGCCCCGCTGTTATAACCGTCAGAATATACTTTGCTCAAAAGGTCTGCTAACGTTTCAACTTCTCGCGCAGAAGCTTGTGACAATATCAAATCAATTTCAAACATCAGTTTGTCAACGCGTGTTATTTTCGTTTTTCTAGATTGACGATAAGCGATTCTTTTGAACCAAGAGGGATAATTCTTCTTATCTGAGTCAGCATATGCCGTAGCGGCAAATTTTTGCTGTGATAGCGTTTGCGCTTTGCTTAACAAGGCGTATATGTCATCAGTACCATAGCGGCCTATATAAGCTTCAATTTCTTTTTTTATCTTCGCTGTAGCATTGACGTATATCTCTTTTAGCTTGCGCTCTGCTGGGGTTAGGCGTCTATCTCCAGCAGAAAGCAATCGCTTTGCCCAATATTCATCACTGCGCCGCATTTGGGTCACCATCTAAATTATTGTAAATATCGCCCTGCTCTGATTTATACTTATCAATTTCGGCAGCCACATCTTTAACCCAAGGCATATTTGACAATATTGTTTCGGTTGAAATCCCCTCTATAGACTGAGCTTTTAGGCACATATCAATTGCGGACTGCTCGTTGATGAGGATATCTCTGTTAAAGGTTATCTCAACGTCCCCAGATACACTATAATACTTGTCAATAAACCAACATATACCATCAATGCAGTTTCTGACTCCTTTTTCTAACCCGTTGCAGTCCAAGTCAAGCGGGGCATACATATACTGTCTGGCTTCTGCTGACGCATTAGCACCCATAGCCTGATCAGGATCAACGCCACGGCCAAACGCGTATATATTACGGCGCAAGCGGTCTAAATAAGTGTCAGAGTTGCTAACGTCTACGCTGTCATCAATTGTGTCTGCGTCGCCGTCATCGTTAACCATTATCAAGCGGTAAGCGTTTACTGTTTGGCGCAATCTACCTAACTGGTCGCTATCTTTGCCACTACCGCCATAATTTTTTACTTTAATAATCTTGTTGCCTGCATCCTCTAGCGCGTTTCCATTGTTTGATACTCCTTTGTCGTAGGCATCAATCAAGCTTTTTATTCGGCTAATCAAAGGAGTTTCGCTATCGTTATATTTTATCGGCACAAACGGCAACCGCTCCCAATCATGCAGATTACCATCAGCGTCCTGCAGCATAGCGGCCTTTTCGCCTACCGCTATAAGATTGCTGTTATAGTTCTGCGCGATCATTTCAACGCTTGACGCCGTCTGCTGGCACTTATAAAGCTGTACGCCGTCAGCCTGCCAAAATTCCGCATATGTGACGAAACGCTTCTGCGCTGCTTCGAACTCGACTTGCGTGTAAAATCTGATCAAAGCTTGCAAGTCTGTATGCTCATCATCTCCCCAAAGTGGGATTATTTGCTTTGCGTCTATAACTTTAAACTTTAACTGACCTTTTTCCGGGTAAATGTACATCCAGCCAATGCCGCATTTTATTGCACCAGTAGCACAGGCCGTTATTTGACTGCGGGCCTTAGTATCAAAGACACTTTGTAAAATATCATCTTTTGTTTGGTCCAGACCCTTAACGCTAAACTCACGACCCAGCAAATATTGGATTTTTTGATCTATCAACTCTGTTGCAAACGTATGTACTATTTTGTTGTTAGCAACATTTTTAACCTCTGTCAGCAGCCCATCTTTGCCAATAGCCATACGTTTGGTATCTAAAATATCATGCTTACCAGCGTAATATCTTGCGCCAGCAAGCATATTTTTATAACGCTCACTTTCGATAAATTCTTTAATTTCGAGTTTGACTATTTGGCTATCACTTAGCGGAGCGTTGCGCTTTAGCGTGTCTATTAATGATAAATCCATACTTAACCCCCTATTAATACAAAATTGCTTTGCGCCATTGCTGTGTTAACAAAATATCTTAGCGCGTCCATTGCGTGGTCATTATCTTTTACCGGGCGATCTTCGGTGCTTTTGGTATCCCACAAATAGCTCTGAAACTCTGCTATTGTGTTTTTGCACGAAATGTGTACATAAAGCCGTTCCTGCGCGATTAAACTTGCGACGGATCTAATACCATTCAGTACATCATTTTTGGCTTTCTTAGCCGAAAACTGCCCATGCTTTTTAATCGTTGCGATCATACTAGCAGCGGATGGATCTATACCGATATAATCAATGTCATATCCGTCGGCCAACCTTACCAGCTCATTGTAATAATCATCATCCGTAAGCTGGCGATTGTTTGCTCTCCCGCTGTAGTAATACTCTTTGATAAGATAAGCGACGTCTACGCCTAACTCTCTCCGCACACCGAAAAGTAGGGCAGCAAATGGATTCTGCGTGCCGTAGTCGATAAATATATAATGACGGTCACACTTTGGGGTCACTTGCTTAACGTGTCTGTTTGTGCTAAACATCGGATAAATCAACCCTTCGGCCAGCACCCACTTGCCAAGGATATATCTGTCATACCACACTGTTCCTGTGTACTCTTTTTTTAAGTTTTCGACAAAATCGCTCGGTAAAAAATCATTATCATCGATACTGTACTCTTGCAAGTATATATCTGCGTCACTGTCCATAAACTTTTTAAACCAATGCATAGGGCTGTCAGGGTTACAGGTTAGGTCACATCTGCTATACGGCTTATCTAGCCGAGATTTTAACATCTCGAAAACCTCGTTATTATAGGTCACCACCTCATCGCAGTAAGCATATTTAATGCTGCTGCCACGCAGGCGGTCTACTTGTGTCACCTTGTCCGCTCCTAGGCAATAGACTTTTTCGCCAAATATTCGTGCCGTGTTATCTACACCGATATCGCCTACCAGCGTTGCACCGTAAATAGCCTGCAACGGCTCAATTACATTGCGCTGCAGCGTTCCCTTGGTATTGCCAAGTATTACCGTTAGCCCCTCTTTTCCCGCTACCGCTCTAATACGGATCGGTATAACCGCCAGTACATCTAAATACGTTTTGCCGGAGCGCGTTGCGCCGGATTTAATATTCCAGCGGTGATTAGCGTTGTTGAGATATTCTTGTTGTTTTTGCGTAAACGTCATTTCGTCAGCCCCTGCGTTACTTTTGATAGTATCTCATCAAGTTTTTCCAGTGCTGACGCACTATTATCAACAGGATTGCGTTTATAAGATCCGGACATCCTATTCGACAGCCAGAAAATTTGAGCTGTAGTATTAGCAGGGATAGGCACTTCTTCTTCAACGCAAATAACTTCCTCATCCTCTGACACTCGCTTGCCGTTATCATACTTAACGTGCTTTACCTTGAAAGCTTTTTTGACCGTGATTACTCTGTCCAAGCAGCTTTTAAAAAGTGCATTTTCGACCTGTCTGTCAGCAATCTCCTTGCTTTTTTTTAAAGCCTCCGCAAACTCCCCATACTTTTTTTGCCAATCATACAAGGTAGATACATTTATCCCCATGTTTTTGGCAATTTGCTCATTGGATAGTCCATCCCTAGCCCAGCCAGCAATGCGCAGTAATCCATCTTCGTTATTCCATTTTTTGTTAAACTCTGACGGTCTGCCGCCTGCCATATCTCTCACCACCTTAAATAAAAAAGCACCTAACCGAAGTTAAGTGCCATAATATTAACTTATATGCTAATTTTTGATATATATCGCCGTGTTTTAACGCATTTTTAACGTTGAATTATTCATGCAGATTAAACAGTAATTAAATAAGCCGCTGTATTACCCCAACGGCAGGGCAGTGTCCAAGCGCTAAGCCTGAACGTTTCACCTTTGCAGGTTATCCCGTTACTAGGCTTCCCTGCGAGGTTTTGATACCACCAGTGCGGCCGCTGCAAGTCGCACGGTGGTGCTATGGGTAGTTATTCCGCATCATTCATACGATAAATTGCAGCATCATATGCCATCATACGGCGAACGCCATAGCAAATATATAACATACGGTTTGCCACTTGCTCAGATAATGAGCGGGTTACTGCGTATGCGTTATAAATTTAATGTGCGCCCTTTTGATCACTCCGGCCGCAGGAGCTGGTGCTATTGGTGATACCGTGAATGAGTGTAAATCCTATTAACATTATTTTACATCTTATATTTTATCATGGGTTTAGGGTATCATTCTATATCATCTTTCTTAACTCGTACAATGCCCTCGAATGAACTCTGTGTATTTGCGCCCACTCATACCCAACTGCTACACAACACTCTTCCCAGCTTCGCCTTGAAAAATAATAACTTTTTAATACAGCCCTGTGCCTTTCGTCCGGTAATCTGTCGATTATCTGTTCTGCTTCCATTCTTGCCAGCAGAAGCTCTTTACTGCGTTTTTCGATGTATCGCTCCACCTCAATGAGATTAGCAACCACAGGTGCCATTTTATCCGTATTTGCACCATATACAGGAGCAAAGGACAGCGAAGGTGTAATCTTTTCCGCAAGCGACCGCAAACGCTCACGCTCATCTAGCAAGTCACTGATTTCTCCTGCAATAAAACGATATCTTTTTAGCTTTGCCTTTATCTCCTCTATGGTCATTTGCTACCCCCTATATCTACCGATGTATGAATATAGCGTATTTTTGCTCACATTCAGCTTTTGAGCAATCGCCGGAACATCCCACCCAGCAAACCCCATTTCAAAAATTGTTGTATGCATATCGCTCCAGTCAAATGCTTTAGACGATGCCGAATTTCCAAGCGGTTGAAATATCGGAATCCCACCGTGTTTATCCATGATATCCCTAAATACTACTTTCATAGTTTTGTGCGGCTTGTAGTGCTCTTTTCCCGCTTCTGTTTCTTTCCTTGCCCTAGCTTCCTCACGCCTACGTTGCTGCTCTTGTAACTGAGCTAAACGTGGATCTGTCGATGTTAGCGGATTTGCTGCACCTTTATACTCTTGTACTGGTGTATGTTCTCCTCTAATACAAGGATTTAAGCCTATAAACGCACAATAATATCTGTCCCCACAACTTTTCAGCCTATAACATTTTTCACAATCTATCACGTTTTCAGCTCCTTCTACCGCATTATCATAGTCCATACTATATATTGTCCTATCTCACTGCCCACACCTATTGCTATACCTGTTATAATGCCAATGGCTACACCGATTGCTATTGCTGTTTTAGTTTTCATTAGAATGGGATATCCTCATCGAACGGTACAGCATGCCCGAACTGCTCAAACTCGCTTTTATCGCCGCTTGTACCGCCTTTATCAGATTTTCGCTCTACAAACTCCACACCATTTGCGATTATTTCCGTTACCCAGCGTTTACTGCCGTCCTTAGCCTCATAGTTACGTATCTGTATTCTGCCCTCTACAATCAGCCTGTGTCCTTTCTGACAGCTATTACCTACCAGTTCGGCGGCCTTTCCCCATAACACTACAGGGATAAAGTCTGTTTCCTTATTCCCTTGTGCGTCTTTAAATGGTCTGTCTACTGCTAATATAAATTGAGCTACTACTTTACCCGTCTGTGTATACCGTACAGTAGGATCAGACGTTAATCTACCTAACAAAACTACTTTATTCATGTTATCTCCTCTCCTTGTTCAAATATCCATCGGGTTACAGTTCGCACAGTCCGGTTCGTTTTCTCCGTTCTCCTAATGGCAACGCCTACAACAATATTGCGATTCCCAACTGTCACAAACTCCCTCGCTATAGCAATCATCGCAAGGACATTTTTCTTCCATTATTTGCACTCCTTAATCATTACATATAGCTTCACCGTCCATAATAGCCCCACAGTTATAACAATAATGCTGTTCAGTAATATCCAACCCGCCGCCAAATACATCTGTTGCGGCATATGCGTTGCAATTAGAACAGTAGTAAGCACCGCCCCCGTCCCAACATCCTTGCTTACGTTCCTCTACTGCAGGAAAGGTCATTACAACACCAACGACTTTCATTAAACCTGCTTTCTGTCCTATAAAATATTCATCATTGCCTGCATATATTTCATTTCCCATTCCCTCTAAATATTTCACCAAAGCATTTTTATCTATCAATTCCATATTATTCACCTTCCATTTTCGCCCCGCAGTAAGGGCAGATTTTATATTTTTTACTGCCGCTGTAGATCGGTACACGCTCACCACATACGCTACAATCACAGATGGGGTGTTCAGGGTGTTCAATCCAATGCCCATGCTTGCGTTCTTCTACTGTAGGTGCTTCGTCAATCCAGTATCCAGCACTTTCATAGCCGTTTTTAACCCCTGTAATAAATGGGTCACTTACTGTGATACTATTAATACATTCTTGAAATTTTTCCTTTAAGGCATCTGCATCTATTAATCGCATAATCTATTCACCTACTATTTTTTATTTTTATATCATAATTACTATCAACTTTGGCCATATTATTATAATCACCTTTCCAATATACTTCTTCTACAGCATCCCAAATTTCGTATTCTGTAGCGTCATTTTCTACGTCTATTTTTATCCTATACTCATTTTTTTCAATAACTGTTGCTATTACTGTTTTCAAATCTATTCACCGTCCCGTCTGTTCCACGCTTTTATTGCTGCCTGTATCGCTTCTTCTTCTGTGTCGTATGTTACCGTCGTCATGGTTAACAAACATGGCGTGTCACCTGCGTTTAAATTTGCGCTGCTACCACATTGGATATCAGCCATAAATCCATTACTGTACAAAAAGCATTCTAAAACCGCATTACCGCCACAAAACGGACAAGGTTTTAATTTACTCATTTTTCTTCACCTTCTTGTGCCAAAATATCCAAAAACAGCTATAAAAACTACGGTCAATATAGCCATTAATACCATTGATAAATTCGGTCCTATTTCATACATTTTTCATGCCCCCTTGTCTGTAAACACATATTTTATGATTGGTCATTTCAACCATCCTGTGAGCAATCTTATTCCAAATAACGTAAGTGTTATAGCCCCTATAGTGTGAGTAATGACATATAAGCGGCTATGTCTGTCACTGCTGTCAGTCAGAAGTACCAATATAGACCAAAGCGCTGACGCTGTAATCACAATAATAGATGCTGTAACGACACATTTCATTAGTAAATAAATAAAATCCATGCTATTATTCATTGTTATTCACGCTCCATTCTTACCCAACGGTATTTGTTCTTAGGCATAAATTCAGAAGGTCTAGCAAAACTGTATTTCTCATTAGGCTTACAGTTACCACAAATAAAACTTCCTAGGCATTTGCACTCATGGCACCAGCCTACGTACTTGATTTCAGGTTTTTTCATCTGCTCCACTTCCTTAAACTTCTCTAAAATCAATATCAGGGTACTTATAAAGCAGCATTTTCTTTTTGATCATATACACCTGCGTCCGCATCCCTTTCGTATCGACGTAATATATATGCCCGTCAGCTTCCGTCACCTTAAAATCAGCTCGATAAATAATAGGCCTTATCTTTTTACCGTCTCTCTTATAACCAGGCTGTAAAACAAATTTTGGCTGTAGTTCAACCTCTTTTACTGTACCTTCGCGCATAAGCCAGTGTAACTGCCAGTAATAGTCAGCTTCTTTTTCGCTGTCGAAACGGATACCGTCTACCTTGGTAACTCTATTGCCATATTTCAGTTTGGATTCTGTCCCTGGTAAATTCGTCGGCGCCGTTACGCTGTCCGAACGTATTTTACTTACAAGGTGTGCCGGCAGTTCATTCCACGTCGTCATTTATTACTACCGCCGATAACATAATTTCTAGAGCTTTCTTCTCTCTCCGATACCGAGCCACTTTCCCGCCGAGCTGACTGTTTTTTCGGCGCAGTTGTTTGAGTTCCGTTAAAGCCTGCATAAGTACTGGCTTTAATACCGGTATATATTTATCCTCTGGCTCATCCTCAATCATTGCTAACATAGCTTTTATATCTAATGGTTTCACATTTTATCACTCCAAACTTATATTAAAAGGCCGCCCCCTACGGGCTAATCACCTCCGCAGGGGTATACTTCCCTTTATGCTTGTATATAGTTAGTATGCGCGGCCGTTTTAACTTATCGCCAGATCTGCCACTCTACAAAAACCTCAGCTAAAGCACAACCGAGCTGCCATAGGAAACCTGCAGCAAAGATAAATAATAATGTGTATACTGTTTCATGCTTAGTCATTGTGCTTCAGTCCCTTCATGACTTATACTAATATCTTCCAAAAATCTCAAATTCTTGAAGTTTTGAATTATCTCCCGCGCCTTCACGGCCCGCAGATCATCGGACCACATCAAGCAGCTCGGGCAAATATGCACCTCAAAATATCGACCTCTGTTTACGTGACTACCCGCCGTTGTATCCTTATGGCATATATCGCAATTCATAATCTCACCTCAAAACAGTTCTGACGCTATCGCCATCTGCGTACTATCAATACGCTTTTTGGCAATATCAAAATATTTTTCTTCAAGCTCTATTCCAATAAAATTTCTCTCCAATTTTTTACAAGCTACTCCGGTACTCCCGCTTCCCATGCAGTTATCAAGTACTACTCCACCAATATCCGTATATGTCTTAACGAGATATTCTAATAATGCAACTGGTTTCTGGGTCGGATGCAAACAAGTTTTATGCTTATCGCTTTCAAAATACAAAACATTTATCGGGTACCGCTCTGTGCTATCGTAATCTTTTATACAAATAGCTTTATTATATACCTCTGCTGCTTTACATTTTCTTTTGCTTGACGCCTTAGAAGTCTTACGTTCAAATCCTTTTTCTATTTGAGGGTTATATATTGGCTTATGTCTATAGAAAACAGTAATATCTTCCATAACCTGCAAAGGCATCACTTTAGCATTCAGATACCCATTTGCTATATTTTTTAACCATACCCAGCTATAGCGGTACCATTTTCGATTACTATTTATTAAGTCAGTTGTAAAAGGCTGCTTCCCAAATAATAAAACGGCACCATTGCTTTTTATTATGCGTTTATATTGATTCCAAAGAACATCAAGCTGAATTGCTTTATCCCATTTGCAAGCCGTTGTGCCATATGGCAAATCGCAGAATATCATATCAACACTGTTATCTGGTATCTCTTTCATGAGATCCAAACAATCACCTTGCCACAATGTTATATCTCCCATTGCCTACCTCCTAAAGTTGACTGTCTATCAAAACAGTTCTGACTTATTAGTGTTCAGCTTGTCAATATCTTCAGGCGTAGAGTAGTACCCTCTTGCAAAATTTTTATTTATGACTTCTCGCTTAGCTTTGGCATAAGCCAAAAACGCCAAAGCATGATTCTTCCGCAGCTGGTAAACAAACGTATTACAGCAAGCCTTAACGTCGATAATCTCCGTCATCAACGCCAGCAGCTTATCTTCTGTTGGCACTTTTTTAAACTCTGTGTAAGCAGCTTCTACCTCAGCCAATTCTTCTTTGATTTTTGCAATCTGTTCTTCTGGTTTTGCGTCCCTGAATTTATAACATGGTGTTGTTGCTTTAATTTTCATTATTTCATCTCCTTCATTGCCGCAAAGAATGTGATTGCCGCCATATACTCATCGTAATATTGCTCGTTAGGATTATTACCTTCACGTCCGTATACACTCTCTACACGAGTTTTAAATTCTTCTAGCGTACCACCTTTGTAGTTATTCCAGCATCCGCACAGGACATTGTCGTCATCTACGCAATAAGTAGTTGTTCCTCGGCGACTGCCAATTCTAACAACTTGATAATATGTTTTGTCTAGGTCTGCACCGCGGAGGTTTGCACTGCTGAGGTCTGCACTGCTGAGGTCTGCACCGCGGAGGTCTGCACCGCTGAGGTCTGCACCGCTGAGGTCTGCACTGCTGAGGTCTGCACCGCGGAGGTTTGCACGTTCCCCTCCTTCTTCGTTTCGCAACCATCTACCGTGACTTTTTATAATCTCCTGTAATTTTTTTGCACTTATTTTCATAGTTACCGCTCCTTTAAACTTTAGCTAATTCACCTTGACGACGGGTTGACCGTTTTGGTACTACATCAGGCACTAACGGATGATATTTATAACACCGCTCACGATCAGCAACCACATAAGTAAATCCGCTTTCTTTGTCTACTCTCAAAAACGGTTGATGTCCGCTGTATGGGCAATCAACAGTGTTAATACATTCAGCACATTTTCGTTCGACGTCGGCGATAAAGCTGATATCGTTGTAATTACGCTTTATAAAGCTATCATCGGCGTCAGGGAAAATCCTCTTTGCTGCAGCTCTAACTTTCTCGCTTATTGGCTGCCGTAGTTCGCCAAATGTTTTACCGGCAGCAAGATCAGCAAATAGCTTCTTCACAAACTCATTTGCCGCTTTAGAATTACGCTCAATAGCTTTCTTCTCTGCGCCAATTTTATTTTGTCGTAGGATTGATAAAGTATTATTAATATCTGCCCATGTTGGCCAATATTTATTATTATCAGCGATATAATCAACAGTATCGCCCCACATCTCAATGTCTGTGTATTTATAACGCTCCAGGGTTTGCCTTTCGATAGTTTTTTTTGCATCTTCGCTTCCCCAGTTTGGCTTTAATCCCGCCGCCTGCCACACTTCATAAGCTGCCGTTATCTCTCTAAGTTCCAACATATGGCATATCCCTCACTTCCTCCCAGTCCAGCCCCATAAAACAAGCCAGTCTGTATTTTCTTTTCTCTGGAGGTATCGCTGCCCAGCGCTCCTTATTTTTTGCAATCCATTCGTCTTTCTCCTGTGCTTCCCTGTCAGCAGCTTGCACTGCTTCAGACAATTTGATTTCATCCGTCCAGCGTTCATCCTGCAAAAAAGTATCAGGATCAGGTATATACCTTCCGTTCTCCTCCTGCCACTGATTAGTTTTTTTGTATCGCTCAACAGCAGCATTAATCAATGCATACTGTTCTTCAGAGTGTACACGCATATTCATCCATGCTATTCTTGCAACAGGCTTTTTCCTTTTCGACGGATATAATTCCCAAAATCGCTCAAAGCCTTTTTCTTTATCTTCTTTAAGTTCTTTATATTCTTTACCTTCTTCTTTTATGTGTCGGTTATCTGTCGGTTGTCTGTCGGTTATCTCTTTGTTATTCTGTCGGTTATTCTGTCGGTTATCTTCTTCTTCGTTAGACTGATAAAGCCGCCAGTTTACTATGGTTATAAGCTTTCCGCTCTTTGTTGACTTGCCTGTTAAGCTGACGGTTAAAAAATCGAGTTTTTCAAACCGCTCTAAAGCAGTCCTAATTTTCATTATTGTAATTTCAGAAGAATTACATCTTTCTTTTATGGCTGGTGCACTTGCAATAAATTGACCAGGATTGAGCTTGATTTTTTCACCATAGTAATCCCATTCAGTCTCTTTCCAGTTCGCCATAGCCAGCAAGGTTATTAATATAACCCTCTGCTCATTTGAGCTGTTCAGCCATATTGGTTTATTTAATAGCTCCCTATAAAGCTTGAAATATCCACTCATGCCGTCATTCTCCGTTGTATTTTTTAGCTAGGTACGCTTTTACCCTTTTCCCCATCTCGACACCCTCAGCGGAATTGTGGCGCAGGTAATGACAGTCATTACAAAGCATTGCCATATCTTCAAGCCTATCCTGTCCACCTTGTGACTTTAGCGGCTCGTGGTGAGGTTTTACACCAGGTTCCACAAAGCGGCTACAATTTACACACAACCCACTATCACGGTCGTATACTGCTTCACAAAGTTTTTTAAGCGCGACACCTTTAAGCCGTATCCGCTTTACTTTTGGAATCATCTTTATTGCCCCATTTATTCAGCATTTCTTCGATGTCAGCTCTAGGTCTCAGCTTAACGCCCTGCTCTTCTGCCATAGCCAGAAGGCAATCAATAAGCCGTGACATTTGTTCACGGTTATACTCCCTGCTGCCAAGATAAAAATCAGCTTCGTAATCGCCAGTTACTATGACAATTCGCCCAACTCTGCCGGCAGTCCAGCCTTTAATCATATACTCCAGCGATTCTTTATCCATAAAATGATAGTTTCTGTAAGGCCCGCAATCTTTTATTGCTTCCCTATACACGTCCTCTTTACTGTAGTAAACCTTTTCCTGCGACAACTTTTTAGCTATTTCATCGCATAAGTGCCAGCAATAATTATTAGCTGACAGCGTTCGCGCCTTTGAGAGCGGTTTTATTTCTACCTCAAGGGTTTTCCCTCGTCTAATCGATTTTTGAAGCTTCTGAACGTCTTCTGCTTCTCTAAAGGGCACCGATACCATTAAACCAATACCTTCAGTACCCCTTAATACAACTAAATCTTTTACCGTGGTTTTCATTCCATTGCCTCTTCTGCTGCTGTTATTTCATCAAGACACGCTTTAGCTGCAGTATGGGCATTCTGGTATTGACGCTTACTTAAAATAAAACGTAATCCGTCTATGCTCATTTCTTCTACTGGCATCCAACCTTCTTTCCCTTTGACAAAGCATTTTTCTTCCTCAAACTTTACCCACGGATCGGGAGCTTCTATACCTTCATCTATCCATTTTTGGATTAACTCACCAGTAGCAGGAGTGATAACATCAATCGTGTCTTTAAAGAGACCTGTACGGTCCTTGCTAACAAGCGCATAATGTTTTTCACGCTCTATATCAAAAACAATAGTGAATTCATATTCCATTCCCTCACGTTGTATAGGTGCCAAACCTACTTTTACAGGTGTCTTTTTACCTTTTTCGTCATTCTGCATTTCATAGGCCGTTTTTGATCTCATGGTTACGATTACATGCATCTGGCATTGCAGTATAGCATCTACAAGTTTGTTATGCTCCGGAGTTACATCACGCCATGCAACGAAGCTATTTCCACTTCTACTAGCAGCAGTTTTCTTATCAATCATTTCCAAAATACCGCCTTGACCAGACCAAGCATGAGATAAACTGTCAATTATTAACACACCATATCCAGCATCTTCAGCTTCTTTAATCGCACTAATAAATTTATTAGGAGAAAATGGGGGGACAAGTTGTGCCACATCATATTCGCACAGATTAGAGTAAAGTTCACCGCTACCATTTTCCGTATCAATCATAGCTATCTTTTCGCCTAACCCTTGTGCCATCAACAATGCGGAATATGTCTTACCGCTTCCAGATACACCACACAAAGCAATTTTTACATAGCTTCTTTTACGTTCTGCCTTTTTAAACATTACTTATTCCTCCCTTTACACCGTTCTGCATGTCTAAGCAATTTAACAGCCTGCTTTGCGGTTACTTTAGGCTCACCGTATGCTTGCTGAAGCGCACGAAAGGCCGCTAACTTTTCTTTCTCATTCATTTCTACGCCCTCCTAAAACTCTCTAAAAGTTTGACCGCCGCATCTACAGCGTGTATCCTCTATTGGCACTCTACATCCACAATGCGCACATACAACGACCGGATGCGGAGATGATCGGACTGGAAATTTACCTGGTAACGTCTTTTTTATTATTTCAACCGCCCTGTCAAGACGATTGATTTTTTCTTGCAGAGCTTTATCCATACTTGCAATCCTCCAATTCTTTTGCTAAAATGAAGGTGGACGCTAAACTTCGTAAAATTTACAGTCCACCTGAGCTATCGAAGCTGCTACTTCGGTAGCTCTTTTTCTTTCGCCTATTCATCTCAACACCCCTACTGTCACTACAGCAGCCATAATAGCAATGTATGTTCCGACAAATATTGCAGTAGTTGCTACGGTAAAATCCCTAATCATAAGCCTAGCCCCCTAGCAACACCTTCTATATAAGCAATACGCGCTATTGCAGCGATTGTTGCAAACATTACAATGGTTACCCCCGGATATGTTTTTACGATCTCCCATGCACCATATAAACCTATAAAGCACATCTCCGCAGATTGGTTCGCTGTTTCAATAAACTTTTTCATCATACACTCTCCTTTTTATAAACTCGTTCGTTAAAATAAGTTTTAGGTACTTTCCCGGCAGGTGGTAAAATATAACCTTGGCTTTTGAGCATATCCCTTGCTTCTCTTATTTTTTTGTATGCATAGCTTTTCTTACAACAAAGTATTCTCATTACATCTTCAACGGTGTAAACATCCATCTTTAAGCTCCTTTCTGTTTACGCTGCTGTTTTATCCATGTTTGCCTTAAGTCCGAGTAATGTCAGCAACTCGTGGATTTTCAATCTACCCTTCTGCGTCCATTTAGTATTCATTACAACCTTGATACTGCCGTCAGAACGTGTTACATCAATCGTTTCAGACTTCGTATAACCTTTTTGCATGTGATTGCTGTACAGCACCCATTGCCCGCCAACCTTGCGAATTAAACCTTGTTCATTGAGAATTTTGTTCAGTGCCTTTGCACTTAAACCATAATCAGCCGCAATCTGCGTTATGGTGACTGTATCTTCACTAGAAAGAATGGTATCAACGTATTCCTTAATAGGCTTGAATTCTGCGATCACCTGACGCTGCACGGTGTTTTCTAACTTCAATGTGTCAATTTGTTTATTGGCGATAACTAACGCTCTTGCCATTACCTTTTCAGGACTGTTCCAGTCGCGCTCAACTTCAAGGAAGTAGTGCCTTGCTTGTTTACCTTTTTCATTGCGGGTCAGCATACATAACTCTTTCGCCATATCCAGTTTCATAATATGGTCAGCTATCTCTCGCCGAACCTCTCTTTTCCCTTCGATTTGAACTTGCTCTTTTTTGAGTAAGTTGAAATCCTGCCCATCTTCAAAGCCGTATTGCAACATACGTTGAATCCAATCATTATATTTTGTGTCTACTCCCAAAAACATATGCAGTTCTCTACCGCTGATTGTTTGTTCCTGATTTTCGTTTACTTGAATTTCAATTAAGTTGTTCATGTTTATTACTCCTTTCGCATTAGCACGTGTGGTATAATCACCTTAAAAGGAGGTGATTATTATGACTAAACATGAGATTGTGAAGGACATACTTGTAGCTGCTATTCAAAAAGGTGTTTTTGACAGCGTAACGCCTGTAGACACCCATGACGGCAACATGGATTTAGTTGAGCCTAAAATTCAGTCTATTGCCGCAGCTTTCAAAACAATATATGCAGCTGTAGATAACAAAGAACCCAACATAACAGTCTTGCCATTCGATTAAAGTTCTATTCCCTCTCAAAGGAAAGAGTGCAGTTACAGCTGTACTCTTTCCTCATTTTGTCCGCAAACTTAATTATCATTGCCATTTCTTCGTTGGTATAATTTTTTCGTTCTAACATTACTACTGTTAATTCTTTTCTTCCTAATAGCCAGTTAATAAATCTGTTCATAATTGCACCCCTTTGCATTTGATTAAGTTAATATGCTGTGATATAATTCAGTTGAGGTTCTTTTTATTCGTCAGCGTTACCGCGCTGGCGATTTCTTTTTTTGTAAGCAAATCCTGATTGTTATAAACCCATACTTCAATATCTGATATGCCCTGCTTCACTTCGCTTATGTTTTCTAAAATACTGGCGAAGTCTTTTTCTTCGTTTAGGCTTACTCTTTCATCTGCGGCTATACTTAATATTGTTGCCAGCTTAGTGTTTAATGCACTTACCGATGAGAATAGCAAGCAGGCTGTTTGCGCTAATGAAACTTTTCTGAACTGCGGTTGCCTGCATGATTTCCCAACAGGGCAGGTTGTCAGGCAATACCACCGCAATACATAGTGTTTAAGCGTCCCCAGCGTTTCGGCAATCCTCAACAACATTTGCGGGTGTGCCGCTTCCGGTACGTTTATGACACGTGCGACAGTTGATCTATGCATAGCAGCCTGTTCTGCAACGCTTTCCTGCGTCATATGGCACTCTTGAAGTAGCTCTTTTAGCACATTTACTCACCCTTTCTTGTGTTAAAATAAACTCATAAAGTAAATTGAGTTTGTTTCTACTTTTCCCAAACATTTTTAACCAGTTCACTGCCTAGCTCCTTTCTTGCCCGAATCTTTTCAACACGTTTCGTGTGCTTTGCTTCTAAAAAAAAGGTTTAAATCATAGCTCGGGAAAATTTTGCTAAACTTTCGCAAGAATGCATTGCTTGCATTTCGCTCTCCTCGTTCTATCTTGTCATATAATGAATACGAGATACCAAGTTTTACAGACATTTCCAAAGAAGTTAAACCTAATGACAGCCTAAATCTTTTCAAGTGTTCCATCATTTTCACCTCACTTTCACTACACTTATCGTGTGATTAAATATTAACACACTAAACGTGTGCTGTCAACACTTATCGTGTAATTTATTTTTTAACACAAAATGTGTGGTACAATAAGTTTATAAATTGATAAAATGGAGGAAGTCTAATGAAAAGATTAAAGTCATTGCGTGAGCAAAAAGGACTTACTCAAGCCGATCTTGCTAAGTTAACAAATATTTCTACAAGTGCAATAGGAATGTATGAGCAAGGTCGGAGAGAAGCAAACCACGAAACATTAATAAAATTAGCAAATTTTTTTCATGTTACAGTTGATTATTTGATTGGGCAAGACGATAGACGAGAAACTTCTAATACACCTAAAGACCTTGCAAAATTTCTGAACAATACAGAAGTTATGTTCGATGGCGAAGTACACCAATTAGACGAGGAAGATAAACAGAAGCTTAAAAGTGCTCTTGAATTTGTATTTTGGCAAGCTAAAGAAAAAAACAAACGGAAAAAGAAGTGATACTACGCCGTGCTTAACATTCCCTTACGGGTAAAAAACCTTGTAAATAAATTCGATACGGCAAACCCTTATAAGCTTGCCAAACTCTTAAATATTGATGTATACGAGTATGATTTGCCTATTGATATAAGAGGTTTTATTGTCCGTCCATTACGCAGGAAATGCATTTTACTAAACAAATCATTGAGTGAAACAGAAAAGATCGTTGTATTGTGCCATGAAATAGCACACGCTCGCCTACATTCGGGCTATGGTTACTACATGAGTACAAACAGACCTTACTATAAATCCTGTAAGCGTGAAGCAGAAGCAAACGAATTCGCCCTGCACCTTTTATCGCACTGTCACGATATTGATACCACTGTAATAGAGCCAATGATAAAGCAAAAAATGCCTGACCCGCACTTAGTACATAGGCTATTAAATGAAATTATCTTATAAAGGAGGTGTTTATGATGGATATTATTGTGTTTTTTTCTTTACCAGTTATACTAGGCTGGTTTATATTTGGGCTGATAAGTCCTACTAAGGCGGCACCGTTTTTAAAAACACCTAATAGGCTTAAAATTTTAGGAATATTTTTGGCAGCAACTTTTGTTATTAGTTTATTTATAGGAAAAGATGTTGAAAAGAAAGGAAACAATCAATCGGTTGCAACAACAACTATGACAGAGCAAGACAAAGCAAAAGAAAAACAAGTGGCAAACCGAGCTGTTATTGATGCGTTAGGGCATTTTTATCGGAAGATAGATGAAGTTGAAAAAACAGAATGGTTTACACCCTACGAAGGTAACACTCCTGCCGAAACCAAGATTTATTGGTACGTTGGACTAAATCAAAAAAATGATATAAATCAACGCTTTAAAGTAGTCCATTTTTCCGATAATATTGGTTGGGTGTTTTGGGATAAACTTATATTCTCAACCAATGAAAAAAATTGGACGTATGACATTAACACCTTTGCTGGACAATCAGGCGGCGGAAAATCTACGCAAATAGTATTCGGCGGGAAATATGAATTTTTTGATACATCGTTTAAAAATGTTATTGAAGGTGTTCGACTTTTGGTTAACGGCGGGAATCCAATTCTTAGATTAAAAGGGGAAGAACACTTTTACGATATCAAATTATCCCAAGAAGATATCAAAAATTTAAAAAACGCAATTATTTTTTATGAAAACTCTCAAATTATAGACGAAAAAATAACAAGAGATACTAAATAAAAACGCTACAAAGGAGATGTTTATGATGGAGTTTATTCTAAGTTTGTTATGTGTTGTATTGTTTTGTTGGTTTATGTTCGGATTGCTAAATCCAGGGGCTGCCGCACCATTTTTGAAAAGTCCTAGCCGAATTAAAGTAGTCGGAATATTTCTTGTACTTTCTGCTATTTTCGGTTCAATTCTTGGCTCTGTTCAAGCCCCTAGGGATAATTCGTCAGCAGTTGCAAGCGCAGCACAAGAGCAGCAAATAGAAACCGCATTAGCGACAATGGGAACTAAATTAAAAAGTTATGAACATGATGAATTATTAGATGACAACGAAGGCAATGGAAGCAAGGGGTACCGCCTTAAAACAGACAGGGGCAATGTTATAGCATACTTTAAAGACGATAAGTTATACTCTTTGCGTTGGGCGGATCGCGATCTTTACAAAGAAGGAAAAACACTTGTAAAGCTCAACGATTATTTACTAACTGATGGAGAATTTATGAATGTCATATTGAACTTAAAAAGTGTGATAAAAACAGATTTAAATGATCCTGATTCAGCCGAGTTTGCTGACTATAGTGAATGGAGATACGAAAAAACTCCGGAAGGTATACTTGTAAAAAGCTGGCTACGTGCTAAAAATGCTTTTGGGGCAAAGATTAAACGTTCATTCGTTGCTGAGCTATCGCCGGACGGTAGTAAAATTCGCCATCTTCAATGGTTATAAAATAAAAAAGCAGCCCTTTAACTAGGGCTGCAAATTTTAAACCTCTTCCGCTAAACATACATTCACTTTTAAACATTTATGTTCGCATAATTAAGGAGGACTATCATGCCGGCATACAAAGACGAAAAAACAGGGAAATGGTATTGCCAGTTTTATTGTAAAGATTGGACAGGGAAAAACAAGCATATTGTAAAACGTGGCTTTGATAAAAAGAAAGACGCATTAGACTATGAAAGAAAATTTAAAAACGCCGCAAAACATCAAGATGTTTATTTTGAAGAACTTATTGAAGAATATATCAAAAAAATGCAGCATAAAGTAAGAGCGACTACTCTAGAACGGATAAACACTGTTATCAATACTCACTTTTTACCATTCTTTGCTGGACTTCCCTTATCACAAATCACACCAGCCGTTATTAACAAATGGCAACATTTCATGCAAAGCGAACAAAAGAATAAAAAAGGCGACCCCCTCGCCCCTTCAACCTTGCTGATAATAAATAGCAGGCTCGGCAGTCTTTTTACGTTCGCTTGTAGAATCTACGGTTTAAAACAAAACCCTGTCAAAGGATTAGACTGTATAGGCTCGCTAAAAGCACGCCGCAAAATGAATATTTTAACTCCTGAACAGTTTTCTTTGCTTGTCGATACATTTCATAGGGAATCAGAAAAAACTTTGCTTAAAACGCTATTTTGGAGCGGGTGCCGAATTGGTGAAGCACTTGCCTTAACCCAGCAAGATATAATTTTAGATAGCAACGATGGCCGGCCGGCATTAAGATTTAATAAAACGGTAGTTACTGTTAATAGAAAACTTGCAATACACCCGCCCAAAACGTTAATTTCAAACAGAGTGACCCCAATCCCCTATTTTTTATATCAAGACTTAATTACTTATACGAACAAACTATATAGATTAAAACCAGGTGACCGCATATTTCAATACGTAAGCAGAAATAGTATTGGTGGAAAGGTTAAGCGAAGAACCGAAAAATTAGGAATGCCAATTATCAGGATACACGACCTTAGGCATAGTTATGTATCTTTAATGCTTAGTCTAACAAAAGATGTAGCTGTTGTCGCTGAATGTATAGGAGATAATATAGATACAACATTATCTACATATACTCACCTGCTACCCAACCAAAAGAAAAATGCCGTTGCCATGCTAGAAGATTTAGGAACTTCAAAAGTTCATACGGTAGATACAGTTGTTTTATAAAAAGCTAAAATTTCATCTTTGGAACTCATTTTAAACTCAAGAGCCATATTGCAAGCCAATAAACCCTTTATTTATCATAGTATTTATGGTTTTTGTGCAATTATATCACAAGTT